GCCATAATCTTTTTTATGCGGTCACTGACAGCAGAAGCGGTAACTTGCACTGCCAGTACTTCACCCTTCTTGATAGCTAGAAGGTCTGCCCACCCCCACAGGTCTTTTCGTTGTTTGGTGAAGCTGTTCCACTTCTCAACTATTTCAACGTGGTAGCCCAACTCACGTAGGTGAGCCAAGCTACGCTGTGTGGGTGAAACCTTTGTCGCCATCAAAAAGGAATTTCTGAATCGTCTTCACCAAACCGACCCGCTGACTTGCGAGCATAGGAGGGTGTTACCTCTTTGTCTCCCCGTTCTTCCTCACGCTTCTTCTTAGACCAGTTATCTTCTTTCAAAGCTAACAGGCTATTCCCTCGGCTTGTTGGCTTTTGCCATGCGGCAATTTTCAGTTTCTCACCCGCCTTGTAGTCACATTCAAGGACGATAAAGCCTTTGAAGTCAGGCCCTTTCGGGGACTTACGCATCTCTTCATCTTCCCAGTACATGACACCACTGCCAGGCATCTCTTTGTGTGCATTGTTTGTCGCCATTTCATTCCTTTCGTGTGTATGTGTACTTGGCGTACTTCTTCCCATCTTCGCTAACCATGCTTGTAAAGATGTTGTGTCCATCTTTCCTAAGAGATTCGATATGTGCTGCAAGTCGGAAACTCCCAAACAGGTTTAACGCATCCCTCGGTGTCAAACTACCACCGCTTTGTAGGTGGGTCAAAATATTCATTCGCTGAGTCCCGAATCGGCTTGTGACTGGGACTTGTCGGGCTTTGGGCTAACTGTTCCTCCGACTGTGACGATGGCAGCTTTGAGTTTGACTCTGTGTTCTGTTCCAAATCCTTCTGTAACGGACTTGTTGCATTCTGAGAGTCGTTCAAACTTACCTGCCTTTTCCTCCACAGGGATTTTCGTTGACGAAATAATGCGGGAAACCATGTCGGCATAGCCTGTTATCCAATCTTCAGGTGTTGCGTAGCGTTTGTAGGGTTGGTCTGAGCCAGGGACAAAGAGAGCGAACGCACCTTCCTCCTCAACCTCATCAAGTGCAACCTCATGTACATCTTCCACCCGCTCGACATTGCCCATATGTTTGACCGTTTGTGCTGGCGCAAAGTCTGCAACTTCTTCAGGTGTGTAGACACCGACCACACACCCTGGGAATACAGCCCGTATTCCTTCGCTAATGACCCTCGCTCTGAGCATTGCTCTTGGATAGTTCTTCCAGTTATCCTTGCTGGCGATGCCAATGGCTTTCGCTTGGACAAGAGTCCATGTGACTTCAAGAGAGCCTCCTTGCGGATGCGTGAATAGACCCGTAACGGCATCATTGGTGTATTCCTTCCATGTAACAGAACCACCCGCTTGTTGGAAACGGGCAAGCATTGCGTCTGCCTTCAGAGCAGGACGACCTTGGATAACGTGAAAGTCACGCATAGCGATAGCAGGGTGTAAACCTTCTGCTTGGCATAGCAACATGATTGCCATAGCCTCTTGTGGGTTCTTAAACCCAAACATCTTGCTGCTGGCAGCTACTTCTGCCATGTGCTGGATGTCTTGTAGAGGAACGATATTACTCATGGGGAACTTCCTTTCGTTGTTTCATCATTAAATCTGCCAATTCATAAGACTTGTAAACAAAAACATTTATCGTGTCTTCGACATCAGAGGCAAGCAAACCCTGCAAAGCCTGACCTGCAAACCAGTCTCGCAAATCCATCCCTGCTGCTATTTCTGTTTGACCGCTTGTGGGGTGTTTGTGCATGTAGGGATAGGCTTTCATACTGCAACCTTTCTAGGACGACCAGGCTTCTTGCGTGGTGTGCCATCTTCCTTAACCCCATACTTCATGTGCTTGTAGGCATCTACCATAGAGCGGAGTAACTTGCCATGTGCATCTAGGATGCTTGACAAGTTATTTACCTTGCTCTCTAACTCAGATATACGCTTGTCTTTATCAAAAATAAACATGTGAACCTCACTTTAAAAGAAATCTACGTGAACCTGGCATGTCCCTGACAAACTGGTTATAGATGTCAGGCATGGCTTCTTGGAACAGCTTGGCATCGAACTTGATACTTGGTTTAGCATTCTTCCAGGTGGCAAGAACTTGCCCCTCAATGTTTGACAGCACAGAGGCATCCCCCATATAGCCAGCTACCAAGGTTTGATACTGCTCTTCTTGAGCCTCTAAAGCCTTGATTTGAGCCTTAACCTGACTCAGGGCTAGACAGGCTTGTTCCACGCTTGCAGAGGCTGTTTTAAGGCTTCCTGTGGCTTCCTGTGGGTACAGGAGTTTTACTTGCTCTAGGTCTTCGGGTGGGAAGGTTGTCCCTGCTTGGGCGTGTCCCCACACGACTGCCATTTGCTTGATAAGGTCATCTTTCTGTTCATCTGTGATGGTGAAGGGAATGAGGAGGAACTCTTGACCACCGAATAGAACGGCGAGATAAACCATATCGACACCGAATACAGCAGCTTCGTGTACAAGTTGAGCCATGTCTGCGGGAGGACAGATACCCGCAACATCAAACTTATTACGAGTTGCTGCGTTGTAGTTCTTAGCTTCGACCAAGAATGTCTTACCACCTTGTTTACCAGCAAAGTCAAAATGAGACTTAAACCAAGGGTGTTTGGCATGGGTGAGACTCTCCTCAATCTTGGTTAACTCTGTACCCAGTTGGGCTTGTGCAAGTCTGCCAATAACAGGTTCCATCACATGTCCAAGTTGCACGGCCTCTATGTGGGATAAATCGGGAATTTCCAATTTACCTTGTTTAGTCAAGATAACTTCATTCGCCTTACCATTGGCTACTTTCCTGCTATCCCCACTCCAAATTGCGCTATTTCTTGTTTCAGTTGAAAAGTCACTCATGATTAGCAAACTCCTTATGTAAGGCTATACGAGCAGTAGTAGCTACCAGTGCGGCATCTTCAATTTTTTCGTGATAACCAAACTCATAACGCTTTCTGTCCATAGAAACACGCACACGATAAAGACCAAGTTTTTCAACAAAAGTCACATCCTTGTGTCCTGTTGTGTTTTTAATACTTTTCTTTTGGTTGGCTTGATTTTGTGATGGAGTGCACAAACGCAGATTGTGAATGTTGTTGTCTCGTTTGTTTCCATTTATGTGGTCAAGATTTCCTTCTGGTAATGAGCCTTTGTAAATAGCCCATACAACACGATGTGCAGCGTACATTTTCCCTTTGAACTTGAAACGTTTATATCCAGTTGTGTCAACTGTTCCAGCTTCCTTACCTTTGGTTTTACCTTTAAGCCAAGTCAATACACCTGTACGCTCATTAACACAAAGATGGTCAAATAATTCTTTTAAGTCACTCATGGCGAATACTCCCTTCCATAAGTTCTTTTTCCTCTTCTTCTGTCATCACATGGTCTGCTGCTTCCCAGTTCTCTCCTGTCAAACCACAGGGGCTTGTAGAGAGGCGTTGTACGGCGCAGAAGGGTAGCCTATCTAACGGGACTAGAAGCCCTGTTATAAGGCTTGTAGGGCGGTCATAGCCGCATCTAGAACATTCAGGGTCTGCTACCTTATCGGAAGCAAGAATGTATTTGCATTTGATACACAGTTTCATGGTCACGAACCTTTCGATTAAAGATGATTGGGATTAGATTATAAGCACAGTTAATTAGATGATGTCAATAGCTATTCCTTTCTCTGTGTAAAAACAACAGGTAGTGTCTACGTTTAAGTTGACGGATAGTCATGGCTCAGTCCTGTGGTGGTGTGCAAGTGTGAATGTGGGTCAAGTCTTTTGTGCGTTTGCCGCAACGTGAGCAGAAGTTTTGCTCTGTGCGCTGTGGTGGGGTATAGGTCTGCCCACAGTTGTGGCATTGCACAACGCCGTTAAACGAATTCCACTTAATTGCGCTTGCATCCGTGTAGCCGCAACAAGGCAACTCCACAGGCTCTTGGCTTTCATCTTGTGTCACTGGGGTTCTCCTTATGTAGTTTGTAAAGCACTAGGAAGCAGAAGGGGGCTAACCCTATCATCAGTCCCAATAGAAGAATGAGAGTCCAAATTAGGGCATCTAACATCTATGTCTCCAGTAGTTACTAGGGCACGGACTATGTCATTCTGTGAATGCCATATTCCTTCTTTTACTTCGTTAAGTATCTTGTGGGCTTGAATGGTATCCATTGATAAACCTTAAAAATTAGACATAGAGAGGCCACCCGAGGGAGTGCCTGTGGGTAACTTATCCACTGTGTTATCCACAGGGGATAGATGCTCTCGTTTATCTAGACTATTCAACAAAGGGGCGATTAACCTCTTGTCAAACCCGACTTGTCGCTGCCCCGAGGGATGCTCACCCAGGAGACACAAGGCCAGTTCGTCACGCTTATCTGTATCTGTCGCATCAACATTTACAAGGGGTGGGTGATGCCCCCGTGTATAGCCGTAGACCCAATAAAAAAGCCACTTACAACTGCCCCGTCGTAGTTCCCCATAACGGGGCGAGGCATGTGTAAATGGCTTCATACTGTTGACTACGACGACAACGGGAATAATCATAACATCAATTACCATGTACTTGTCAAGAGTCGCCAAGCACTTGCAGCGCAGAGGGGGACTTGTCCATTTCCAATGGCTTTAAGTCTGTCCACCCTATGGGCCACCCCATGAGCCACTCTACCCACGGAGGGTTCAGTTGCCCACCATTGCCTGCTCCCATCAATCGAGCTTCCTCGACTGTTGTGTTCTTGTTGAGTAAATCCCAACTCCCACTCCCGCCACACATCCCCGCTGTGCGTGGGGTTGGCCAGGTTAGCACTGCTGTGCTGAGACTTGTCTGTGTCCCTTTCTTGCCCTCCCTGCGTATCTGCAAGCCCTGCCTTGCCTCCGAATGAACTGGTGTAGGCCACAATCCACATCCTGTCCCGCTGGTGTGGTGCGCCAATGTCGGCAGCTCCCATAACAGTCCACTTTGTGTCATACCCCATTTGGGTAAGGTCTGCAATAACTCTTGTTCCTCCCCTAGTAGTGAGCATTGGGCTGTTCTCCACGAACACGAAAGGGGGTCGAACTTCGCTAACCACCCTCGCCATATGTGTCCAGAGTCCTGACCTTTCTCCGTCCAGTCCGTCCCCTTTTCCTGCGGCAGAAATGTCCTGACAGGGAAAACCCCCGCTGATGACATCGACTTTGCCTCGCCAGGGGTGTCCGTCAAAGGTGCAGATGTCGTCCCATATAGGGAATCTAGGTAGGAATCCATCAGCTTGCCTTTGCAGTAAAACTCTGCGTGGGTAATCTTCGATTTCAACGGCGGCAACGGTTCGCCACCCAAGCAGATGTCCTCCAAGGATTCCCCCGCCACTTCCCGCAAATAATGCCAGCTCATACATCACCATCCCATCGTTAAAAGGGCAAGTAGATAACCCGCCACAAAGCAAGCAAGATAACCCATTATTTTGTCGGCAGCATGGGGCTTGTCTTGCCATTCGGGGGAAGATGGAAAGGCTTCCTGCAAGGTTCTAGGGAATCTGCGAGGGGTGTCGTTTAATGATTCGGGTCTAAATCTAATCATGGGGCTAATCCTCTCAAAAAAGATGGGGCAAAGACAATTTCACCTGTGAATTCAGAGGGGATTACATAGCTGTCATAACCCCTAGAACCCATATAACTCTCTATGTCATCCTCGTCTATGGTGATGCGCTCATCAATTCTGTGGATGATTACGAGGGGGCTTTCATCCTCCCCTACTCTAAATGTTCCATGCGTCATATGGCCAAACCAAGTTTCTACATTGTTCATGGGGTCACCTCATATCCAAGTCTACGCAAAGCCACAAAATGCAATTTGATGTGGATTGGAAGCATGTAAGGTGTGGGGGATGATGCACTAAGCAGAATCTGCTCAGGTGTTAACAAGCGCAGAACGCACTCTAAATATTCTCTTTTACTCATGGTCACAGACTCCTAAAGTGTTGCAGCATGTTGGATAACACACCCGCAAACCCTCATTACAAGGGCTTGCAGTTGGGTTAGTTGGTCAAGATGCACTCTCGCAAGGTTCTCATTTCATCGTTCCAAGATTGTCCGCAAATGTACTCTGCGCCCTCATCGTTGAGCACTACACGAGAATAGATACCGTATCGTTTCCAGCAGAATAGGGGGGTTTCCAGCTTACGTGCCAGGCGTTCTTTTGTGCGTTCTCGGCATCGTTTGCCCACCATGTCGAGAATGTCTGCCTTTTGTTTGTCGGTCAGCTTGAACACACCCTCGGTATTGAGTGCGTCCCAAATGAAATTGTCTAAATTAACTTGCATGGTCACTCCTTGATTGATTGGCAAAAGGCGAGGGCATCTGCAAAAGTGTTGAACTGGTGCAGGGGTTCGTAGGCATCGTCAATATTGAGAGAGACAGTAAACTGACTACCCTCTGACTCCCGCTTGTCAGGGTCTAGGTAATCGCACCATATGACCAGTTTTCCGTTATAAATTTTTGGACATACATCGTTGTGCCATGAGTCATCAAGCCATCCCTCGGGGATGGTTAGCTCATAGTCAAAGTCAGGGAACTCGGTTTTATAAGTCATGAGAACTTCTCCTAAGTTGATTGATTGACTGTCGAATGACAATCCACAAGCCCACCTAGTGAGCTTGTAGATGACACTCAGATGAAGCACAGACCTGAGACTCTAAAGCACTTACCTGACGCTAGTTCAATATCCATTGTGCCGAACTTGTGAACAGCAAGAATTGTGACTGTCTGCACTTTGCCAAAGATGTGCATTGTGCGTGTCTGTCCTACTGCGGGTGTCTTCATGAACAGCCCTTGTGTGATGTCATGTGTCTGCATCATGCCGCCACCTCCCACAACTTCTTGCTCTCACGCTCATCTTGCAGTTTGTTGTGAATCAGTTGGTAATACTCCATCTGAAAGATAACCTTGTTCCAGTTGGTTGCGCTTGGATTCTTAGAGAACTCTCTCTGCGCTGAGATGAGTGCTGTCCTTCTGTATTGAAACTCTTTTGTCAGTGTCATGCTACTAGCTCCTAGTTTGTTGCTGACTGTGTTAGTCAGTGAGTTAATTATAAGACTATAACTGTGCAAGTCAATAGTCTGTTGACATATTTATTTCTATCAACAAGCACCTGGCCATAGTGTTTATCAATGAGTAATAAAGTTAAGACAACAGATGTATAGACTAGGGTTAGACTATAGTACAATCTAGATTAAATATAGTGTGTCTATGTAATAGTATATCTAAGGGATAGCCAGTTAGACAATGGGACAGCAAAGGGGTTTGACTCTTACCGCCCACAGCTACAGAGGTTTATCCCCTACACGCTACACGCTAGCTTTTTAAACTGGGTAAGGGTCAACCTACACTTTGCGTGAGCTTGCATCATCTCGCTTGCCCACATGATTGGGTCTGAGGGTCTGAAAAGAGGTGCACCCCACTTCTCGCCCCCCATAAAAAAATTACTGTTTTTGGTATAGTTGCTTTGCAGTTGTCTCCATTCGGTTAGTCAAGACTCAAGCCCTTGACTAACCTTTTTTTTACCTATACTATGGAGTTATTGGTAGAGAGGTTAATATGATTACAGAGCTAGTGCTTGAGAGTGGTGTGAGTATGCCCAAGGCTAGGGTGGTGTACGCCTACCCTTATGAGGATATGGAGGTAGGGGATAGCTTTTGTGTACCGCTAGAAGCCCGTGCAAAGGTCTTAAACGCCAATTACAGGGCTGGTAAGCGGTTGGGTAGGGTGTTTACTGCCAAGACGGATGGTGACCAGGTAAGGGTTTGGAGAACTACATGAGTAAGGAATACTGGCTTTGGCAAGCAAAGGCTGCTTACGAGATGATAGAGAAGTATCCTGAAGGAAGGTGGGAGAGGCATATGTATTACTACTTGTTTAGATGGGCGGGATACGAAAGTGAGTGAACTTCTGTGGATGGATGAGGATGAGTTGCGGGAGGCATGTCGCCTCTTGGCTAACCGTGTTTATCAGACAGAGCAGAGGATGGTGATGATGGCTATGGATATACAGGAAGCTGTGGAGTATGGATACAAGGTTGGCTACGAGGATGGCGTTACGGGACAGTCGTATTCGGCTACAGATAGAGATGAGGCGAGCCTTGTCTTGCATTAAGAAAACTGACAAGATTGGGTTGGCAAAGGAGTGGGAGGATAGGTACAACCCTGTCCACTACCGAGAGTTAATAGCATGTGCCAAGAACAAGCAAGTAGCGATAGCTATTGCCAACTGGAAAACAGATGAACTTTGATTTAAAGAAGTTTTACAAGTTCTGTTCCGAACTCAAGATTGAGACAAAGGAAGAGGGCTTGAAGAAGATGGGTAACCTGTTGGGTACTCAGACATATGTGATGGACGAGATACAGAAAGGTTTAGATGAAGACATCCACTTCTTTGTCATCCTTAAAGGTAGGCAGCTTGGTATCACAACTATTTCCTTGGCACTGGACTTATATTGGCAGTTCACACATCCTGGATGGCAAGGAACACTGGTGGCTGATACAGAAGAGAACAGGGACATGTTCCGTTCTACTCTCGCTATGTATATTGAAGGGTTACCAAAGGAGTACAAGATTCCTCTGGTTGCCCATAATAGAAATCAGATGGTTCTTAAAAACAGGTCAAGGCTCTTCTACCAAATTGCGGGTAATAAATCTCGACTTGGGCAAGGTAAAGCCATTACCTATTTACACGGTACAGAGACAGCCTCATGGGGCAACGAAGAAGGTTTAGCCTCATTGATAGCTTCTCTTGCTGAGAAGAACGCTGAAAGGCTGTACTTGTTTGAGAGTACGGCTCAAGGCTTCAACATGTTCCACGACATGTACAAGACTGCCAAACGAGCTAAGACTCAACGTGCAATCTTCTGCGGTTGGTGGAGAAATGAGTATTACCAAGTCCCTGCTGACTCCAATATCTACAAGGTGTACTGGGATGGCAAGCTGACTGGTGAAGAGAAAGAGTGGCACAGAGATATTAAGAAGCTGTACGGCTTTGAGATTAACTCTAGACAGATGGCGTGGTGGAGATGGAAGATGTACGAAGGTATCAAAGACGATGCCTTGATGTACCAAGAGTTTCCACCCACAGAAGACTATGCCTTTGTGATGACTGGCACTTCCTTCTTCTCACACACAAGATGTACAGAAGCTGCCAAGCTGAGTAAGAAGACAGAGTGTGACCACTACAGGTATTCGTTTGGTCAACTGTTCCAAGACACAGAGGTCTTGAAGTCTACAGAGAGACTGGGCACTCTTAAGGTCTATGAAGAGCCTATAGACAGTGCGTACTACGTTATTGGTGCTGACCCTGCCTACGGCAGCAGTGACTGGGCAGACAGATTCTGTATTCAGGTCTTCCGCTGTTATGCAGATGGTCTAGACCAAGTAGCAGAGTTTGCAACCTCTGAACTCAACACCTACCAGTTTGCGTGGGTGATAGCCCACCTTGCTGGCGCTTACAAGAACTCAACTTTGAACTTGGAAGTGAATGGCCCAGGTCAGGCTGTGATTAACGAGTTGCGGAACTTGAAACGCTTGGCAAGCAGTATGGGTGGTGCTACAGGGCGGGACTTGATGGATGTGTTGGGTAGCATGACAAACTACATCTGGAGGCGTAATGACACGCTAGGGGGCTTGTCAAACAGCATAGGCTACCTAACTACAAGCAACAGCAAGGAACGCATGTTGCAGTACATGAAAGACTATTTTGAGCGGGGCATGATGGGCATTCTCAGCATGGATACCCTAGAAGAGATGAAAGGTATCGTGCGAGAAGGTGGCTTCTTGGGCGCACCTGGTCGAGGTAAAGATGACCGAGTGATTGCCTCTGCCCTTGCCGCTGTTGCCTATGCCGAACAGATTCAGCCAAGATTGATAGCCCACAAGCTATCTCGCAATGTCTCTGCTGCACAAGAGTCTTTCTCCCCTGAACAAATTGCTGTTGGCAGAAATGTCAGTGATTACTTGAAAAGGATAGGCATGTATGGTTCATGACCAA